CCCCCCCACGGCCCCTCGATCAGCCCCCCACAACCGACGACGATCTAGCCGCCGCTGCCTCCGGCTCATATCTGTTGAGATGACGGTCATTGCTCTCGAACCACACCCAGGTCGAAGCGAACCAGCAGCGATGTTCGATGCAGAACAACACACCGACTGGTCGCAGGCCCGCACAGCGCCGGAAACTGCGCCAGAGCGCAGAAACTCGGCGTATGCCAGCCATGCCAAAGGGGGGTCCATAAGATTCGGAACGGAGGGGGAGGGGAAAGGCTTCCCAGGAAGTGGCCGACAAAACGACAGAGCACCGTAGTCGTTTTTTTTCGGTGTTCTTTGATTGTTTTTGTGTCTGGCTCGTTGGCGTACGGACATACGTCGAATGTCCCCCCGCCCTGTGTGATCCCCGACCTTTTAATGAGCTGTCGTCGCTCTATAACGTTCTTTGCTGACCCTCTTCGGGTGACGCTACCGTTCCGACCAGCCTGCCAGTGGCTCGGGGTTCCGGTTCCAAACGATCTTGGTTGTTCCTTCGACTGGCATAATCTGTTATTCGAAGGTTGTTTCCTAATTGGTACCCGAACGGTGTCTACTCGTCAAGGGTTTATAGATGGGGGACGCAGATGACGATAGAAGACGTTGCAGAGAAAGCAGACAAGTGGAGTCAAGCGGTAAGCAAAATAACGAAAGCGGTCGCTGCTGCCGTCATAGCGATCGGCACCGCAGTCGGCGGCGTCGTCATGCTATGGCCGGGTGGCGAGGAGGCTCCGGCGGATCCTTCTTCGATTGTGTACGGGGTGGGTTATTCTCCTCAATGCAGTCAGTTGATGGATTCGATAGATCACAATTGGACGGAGAGTCAGTGGGCTGTTTGGGAGCGGTTGCGTCGAGATATGGGGTGCTAGGTGCCTGAGCCTCGGTTGGCTAAATATAAGACGTGGTCGAAAGATCGCTGTTATAAGGCGGCTATCGATAAATGTTTGAATCATGGTTGGACTCAGACGGAGGCCGCTAAAGAGTTTGGTTTGTCTCGGCAGCATTTGTCTGGGCGGATGAAGGGTGAGCGGGAGAAGAGGGAAGCTCGTATTGCTGAGGTGAAGGAGCAGCAGCGGGTTGGTCCTTTGGGTTTGAATGAGAAGCGTCGCATTGGGACGTTCACGGAGTTTTGTGAGCATTATTTGCAGAACTGGTCGTGCCCCGATTGTGGTGTGCATCATGACACCCCGAAATTTCATCAGGACATTGCGGATGCGGTGACGGGTGCTAATCCTCGAGTGTTGATTAACATGCCGCCGTATCATTCGAAGTCAACGTTGGTGACTGTTTGGCACACTGTGTATGACATTTGCCGGGATCCGAACCTTCGAACACTTCTCGTGTCGAAGTCGTTGCCGTTCGCTAGAACGTTCATGCATTCAATCTCAGAGATGCTCACTAACCCTGAACTGTACGAAGGTGGGCCAAGTCCAATAGAGGACTGGGGACCGTTCAAACCTGACGGCCAATCAAACTGGTCAAGTGAATCCATTTATGTTGCTGGGCGTACCACCGCTGAGAAGGACCCCACCATCGCAGCTCTAGGTGTAGGCCAACAGATCTATGGTCGTCGAGCCGACGTAATCAAATTCGACGACGTAGCCACCCTCGACAACCAACGTAACCCTGACCGTGTGGCGGGAATGTTGGAGTGGTTCGATAAGGAAGCTTTGTCTCGTATTGGTAAGACGGGGCGTGCTATTTGGATTGGTACTCGTGTGAATCCGGGTGACGTGTATTCGACGCTCGCTACTCGAGCTGGTTACAAGGTTTTGCGGTATCCGTGCATTATGGATGATGAGACTGAGGCGACGTTGTGGCCGGAGCATTTCCCGTACACGCAAGCTCTGGTTCACCGTTCGGAGATGCGCCCTGCGGACTTCCAGTTGATTTACCAGCAGGTCGATATTCCGGGCTTGGGTGCAAGTTTCACTCAGGAGATGATTGACGCTTGTAAGGACACGTCTCGTGTTCAAGGTCATTACGATCCGTCGTGGCGTCTTTTTGCTGGGCTGGATCCGGCGGGGGCCAATAAAGGATCGGGGTACACGGCTTTCACTCTGATAGGGGTAGACCCTGCTACCGGGAAACGGTATCTGGTGGACTCGTTGGCTGTTAAGTCAATGAAGGCCCCTCAGATGAAGAACCAGATTTTGGATTGGACTGACCGGTATCCGCTGTTTGAGTGGAGAGTCGAATCGAACGGTGTGCAGTCACAGATCGTGCAGTACGACATGGAGCTGGTACAGCATCTCGCTAAGAGGGGAGTGAGGGTTGTTCCTCACCACACTCATGGCAATAAATGGGATCCACAGTTCGGTGTGGAGTCAATGGCTCCTTTAATGGAAACAGGTTTGGTTTCTATCCCGTGGGGTAACGCTCCCACTACACAGGTGTTTCAACCGTTGTTGGAGGAGCTGATTGCTTTCCCAATGGGAGCTGTCAGTGACCGTGTCATGAGCTTATGGTTCGCTGATCTTGGTGTTAGAGATCTCATGAACCGAGCCCACCTACCGATGTTCCATGAACGTATGAGAGTACCGAATCGAATTAAACGCCGTAGACGTGTGGTGGACTTCCAAAACCAAGAGGTTCGAGGAATTCATTTACGTGACCAACGACCCGGTCATATGACTCGTGGTCAGTGGGGATACCGTCGACAGACCGTTGGGCAAGCACAACCGCATGGTGCTGTCGAAGAATACGACATCGAAGATGGCCCACAGCCCATGAACATTGACTCGGAGATTTGGAATCCCAGTAACTAGGCGACACTTGTCGGGTGGGCCTACGAGGCCCCTATGTTCAAAAAAAGTAAGAATAAGAGATCGTTCCAACGGGCCAAAGCGGCCGCAGCAGAGAACGAAATTGTTTGTGCCACGTTAAAGAACGACAAACCGATCTATTTCACAATGCCGGAGGATGCAACTCAGGCAGATGTACGTGCTAAAGCGTTTGAAATTAGGACTGGACGGAAGATGAGTAAGATCGAACGAACCCTTGTCGACATTGTTGAAGTTCAGCGCTAATGCTTAACGTTGATCTGATTCCAAACATGTACGCCTCGTGGCGTTCACGACACTATGACCGTGATGTTCGGATGGAAACCATTGACCGTGTGGTCCGTGGTGATTTCGACATTTTCGACCCAGACGAAGAGGGGGTTGATTCTCGGTCACCGAACCTGATCCAGGTAGCGCTCGAGGACACCGCTGAGTCCGCTTCGCTGGTTCCTACTGTTCGGGTGCAACCAGATCGTCCCACCCAGGGAGCAAAGAAAGTTGCTGCCAAGATGGAACAGATAGCTGTTTCATATATGGACATTAACGCAGTGGACATGCTGATCCCTCGATCAGTGATGGACAAAGCAGCGTATGGCATGTCGGTGTGGACGATTGTTCCCGACCTTGAGCAGAAAATTCCACTTATCGAACGTAGAGACCCACGGCAGTGCTACCCGGAGCCGGGTTTCCGTCCGGGTGACGATGTTCGGCGTTGCATGTTTGCACGGGAGGTGTATTTCACTCAGCTCCCTAACGCTTACAAAGACAAACTGCGTGACGCTCTTGGCCAGTACAACGAATATGGGGATCCTGACGAAAACACCAAAGTGGTGCTTGTCGAGTACTACGACGAAAACGAGTATCTCCTCACTGGCCTGTATCAGGCGTCTGCTTCTGGGTTAGTGGCTTACGGCTCGTCACAAGATGTGCCGTTGCCAGTTGAGCTGGAACGAATCGAAAACAAGACCGGCATATGCCCGGTAGTGATCGGGTCTCGTGTTTCCCTTGACGGTGAGATACGTGGCCAGTTCGATCAGGTGATTGGTCTTCTCGAAGCACACATTCGGCTGATGGGCTTAATTCTGGATTACGCCGACCAAGCTGTCTACTCGGACATCTTCGTGAAAGACCTCATCGGTGAAATGCCATACGGTGGTGGCTCGTTCATTGAATTGGGACCGCAGGGCGCTATTGGTCGTGTTCCGCCAGCAGTGTCATCGTTGAATGTTCAAGCCGACTTGGCTCAACTCATTGAAGGCATCCACGTTGGTGGACGTTGGCCTAAGAGTCGACCTGGTGAGATTGATCAGTCGATTGCTTCAGCGAAGTTCCTTGAGGCTTCTGCTGGGATGATGAACACGGCGATTAGGACGTACCACCAGATTCTGCAACGGCAGATGGAACGTGCCTTGCGTATCGCTCTCGAGGTTGACAAAGCGTATTTTCCTGGCCCGAAAGTAGCTGCTGGGATTCTCCGTAACCAAGAGTTCTTGTCGGAGTACAACGCACGTACCGATATTGATCCTTCGCATCGTCTCCGAGTGGAGTACGGGCTTGGTTTGGGACGTGACCCTGCACAGTCCGCTGTGCTGCACATCCAGTATTCGCAAGCAGAGTTTGTTTCGAAAGAATTCGTTCAGGAAAACATTGATGGTTTGACTGACGTTGG